AAAACAGTTATTAAAAATCTTGATGACTTTTTATTAAAACCATTAGGAGAGGCTTACTTTCAATGGAACATGCAGTTTTTTGAAGGTAATGTAGATGTGGTAGGTGATTTAGAAGTTAAGGCAACTGGTACAAATAGTTTAATGCAGAAAGAAGTTAGAAGTCAAAGACTAACAATGTTTTTACAAACTGCACAAAATCCAACTATTGCTCCATTTGTTAAAGTTTCTAAATTAATTAGTGAACTTGCCTATAGCTTAGACTTAGACCCTGATGAAATATTAAATGACCCAGAGGAAGCAGCTATGATGGCATCAATTATAGGAATGCAAAATGCTGGACAAAACACAGGCGAAGAAACTGAACCCGGTGGTCAACAACCTACAGGTATGGGAGGTGCTAGTAGAGTATCTCAAGGACCGGAAAGCGTTGGAGTTACAGGCACTGGCGGTGGCAACATCGGAATCGGAAATGTTCCGGTTGCAGGGGAAGATAGCTTCTCTGGTACACTTAGAGGCTCTGCCCCAACAGGTCAAGGAGGCTCTGAATAGAATAGAGGAATAAAATGGAAAAAAGTATAAGAGCTGATATAGATAAATTAATAAATGCTCAAATAAATAATGAAGTAAAACTTGCTAAAGAATATGGTGATGATTATTTTAACTCTGGCACAGGATTTTTAACTGGTCGTTTTTTTAGAGCTATTGGTGATAGTGGACAAGGTAGAAGAGTTTTTGATGATATTCGTAAAATTAATAATGATATGGGTGATATATATACAAACGAACAATTAGAATCAAAAATTAATAAAGGATATAAAGCTGCTGGACTTTCTTATAAATTTAAATTACCTAAAAATCTTAGAACAAAAGAAGCTGCAGGTGGCTTATTAAATCCTGAAAAAGCTGATTTAAATAATGATGGTAAACTATCATCTTATGAAGAAGCTAGAGGCGAAGCTATCGAAGAATCTATGAGAGAACAAAAACAAGAAGGTGGCATGATGATGGATGACCAAATGGCAAACATGATGGAAGAAGAAGAAACACCTGACATGCAAAATCAAATGGCAAATATGATGCCAGAAGAAAAAACTGAAGAACAAATAGAAATAGAAGAGTCTCAAGTTCCAGATGAAAAAATGGAAGAAAACTATGTAGACTTTTTAATAGATGAAGCATTAAGCGATAAAGAAGAAGAAATGCTTATGGAAGAATTACAAGCAAATCCACAACTTAGTATGTTGTTTGATAAAGTTATGGAAGTTGCAATGGAATTTTCAGGCTCAGGACCTGTTGAAGGTCCGGGGTCAGAAGTCTCCGACAGTATACCCGCAAGGCTATCTGACGGTGAATTTGTCTTTACTGCTAAGTCAGTAGATGTTTTAGGAGCTGACAATTTAATGTTGCTAATGAAACAAGCTGAAGCTCAAGCAGACGGAAGACAAATGGCTCAAGACGGTGGGCTAATGGAAGAAGAAGAAACTGTTATGCCGGTTGAACAACAACCAGTTAAACAGGATATTCGAGTTACTAAAGAAACAGTTGGTTCTGAAGCAAGTATGCAAGATGAAGAAGACTTAATTGGTGATGAGATTAAAAAATCTATGCTTTCCGGCAGACCACATGTTAGGAGCTAGGCGATAAAGCTACCCTGTTTACAGGCACTTTATCTTATTTAAACTGAAAGGCGACCTTTACAAGACAAGCCCTGCAAGTGCACACGCAGCTACCTTGTTAAACGAAGCCCTGAGTAGGAGTACAAAATGACAGAAGAAGTCAAAAATGAGGAACAGCCAAATCCTTATAATTTAAAAAAATCTTGGCACAAAGGCGATGATAAACCTTTTCAATCAGCAGACCAGCTTTACTTTGAAGAGCCATCTGAAAAAAATAAATTATTTAAATCAGGTGATGTTAATGAAGCAGAGCAGGTTGGTAATGTTGAAGTAGATAATCTGGAAGCTAAGGATAGTCCTTATAAAAAGCCAGACTACAAAAAACGTTATGATGATTTAAAAAAACATTATGATAGTAAACTTAATGAGTTTAAAGTCAGAGAGCAAGAGCTTTTAAATGAAGCAGCTAGTAATAGACCAGCTTATCAAGCTCCTAAAACTGAAGAAGAACTTGAACAGTTTAAAACAAAATATCCTGATGTTTTTGAGGTTGTGGAAACAGTAGCTCATATGCAAAGCGAATCTAAGGCAAAAGTTCTAGAAGAACGTCTTAGTCAACTCCAAGAACGTGAAGCTCAAATGTTAAAACAATCTGCAGAAGAAAGGTTAATGGAAAAACATCCTGACTTTGATGAAATCAGAAACAGTGATGACTTTCATTCATGGGCAAAAGAGCAACCCCAGTCTATACAAGATTGGATTTATAATAACTCTAATAACCCTGATTTAGCTAGTCGTGCATTAGATTTATTTAAAAAAGACTTAGGAATAGAAACTGCTCCAAAAAAGACAACTTCTAAAAAGACTAAATCTGCTGCTGATATGGTATCTACCAAAACAACAAGTGTAGAACCTAAAAGTGAAAAGATATGGTCTGAAAGGGAGATTGCTGCAATGAGTATGGCTGAGTTTGATAAACACGAAGCTGAAATCAGCGAAGCTATGCAACAAGGCAGAATCACAAAATAAACTATAAATACACAGGAGTATTATCATGGCTCAATATTTTGAACCGTCAACTGATACTGATGCAAACTTTGCAAACTCCGTAAGTGGACAAACTAATAGTTTCTTTTTACCTTCGATTTACTCTAAAAAGGTTTTAAACTTTTTCAGAAAAGCATCGGTGGTTGAAGCTATTACTAACACCGACTATGCCGGTGAAATATCTGCTTATGGAGACTCTGTAAAGATTATCAAAGAACCTGTAATCTCTGTATCGGATTACACTAGGGGTTCTGATACTACTGCTACTAAATTAACTGACCAAGAGTTAACTTTAGTTGTGGATAGTGCAAAGGCTTTCAAATTCATCGTAGATGATATTGAAACTAATATGTCACACGTTAACTTCAAAGAAGTAGCAACTTCTTCTGCAGCTTACGCATTAAGAGATTCTTATGATGCTGCAGTAATTGCTGCTATGTTCTCTGGAGTGTCTACATCTTCACCTGACCACGTTTTAGGTGCAGATGCTTCTGCTGCCACTCAAACTATGGCACAGCACCAAGGTGGCTCTAACTCTATCGACCTTACAGGTTCTGATGGTACTGGAGCTGACCCTCTTGACGTAATGGCATTTATGGCTAAATTGTTAGATGAGCAAAGTGTTCCTGAAGAAGGAAGATGGTTCGTTGCACCACCTTCGTTCTACAATGAACTTTCTCAATCTGGCTCTAAGTTATTGTCTGTAGACTTTAACGCAGGTCAAGGCTCTATAAGAAATGGTCTTGTATCTAGTGGTAAACTAAGAGGATTTGACATGTACAAATCTAATAATGTTGCTGCTGCTAGTACAGCTTCCGGCAAAATTCTTGCTGGTCACATTTCTTCTACTGCAACTGCTCAAACAATCATCTCAACTGAGGTTCTTAGAGACCCTAGTTCTTTTGGTGATATTGTTAGAGGACTGCACGTATACGGAGCAAAGGTCCTTAGACCAGAAGCTTTAGTATCTGCTTTTTACGCAATAGACTAAATATAATTGGGGGAGTCTTCGGACTCCTCCTTTTTAATATATAAAAGAGGTAAATATGTACGGAATGGACAAAAAGAAAAAAAAGAAAATGATGGGTGGTGGTTACATGGCTAGAAAAGAAATGATGTACGGTGGCTCATCTAAAAGAATGAAAAAAGCTCATGGTGGTGGAATTCATTACTATGACTCAATAGAAGATAAAGAAAGAAAGTGTAATGCTATGGTAGGTATGAACACTATGAAAAGCTCTACAGATAAATAATGCAAGTAGAAGCACCAAAAGGTTATCACTGGATGAAGTCTGGAAAAAGCTACAAGCTTATGAAAGACCCTAAAGGTGGTTACAAACCTCATAAAGGAGCTAGTAAAAAAGCTAGTTTTCAAATACAAAAAATTCATAAAAAATAATGGCAACTACATATTTAGATTTAACCAATGAAATACTTAGGGAACTAAATGAAGTTCCTTTAACATCTAGCAGTTTTGCAAGTGCTGTAGGTTTTCAACAGTTTGTTAAAGACTCTATAAACAAAGCTATCTTTGACGTAGCAAATGAAGAACCACAGCTACCGTTTTTTTCCGCAGGAGTAAGTGGAGGAACAGACCCGTTTTACGGAAACACAACAGTCGCTACAGTAGCTGGACAAAGATGGTACACTTTAAAAGATGGTAGCTCTAGTATAACTACAGACTTTGCATCTATTGATTGGGATGATTTTTACATTACAACAATTAGTGTGTCAGGTGAATCAGCTCCATTTGTTTCAGAAGGATTAAAACATATTAATCTTGAAGAATGGCGAAGATTTTTAAGAGATGCTGAAAATGCAGACGATGCTAACACTCAAGCTTATGGTGAGCCTAAATATGTATTTAAATCTCCAGACAGTAGAAAGTTTGGGTTAAGTCCAATACCAGACAAAGTTTATAATATACACTTTTATGCTTTTAATAGACCAACAGCATTAAGTGCACACGGAGATGAAATAGTTTTTCCAGAACAATACAGTAATGTAATTACAGCAAGAGTTAGATACTATGTGTGGCAATTTAAAGAAAGCCCACAACAAGCTGCCTTTGCATTAGAAGATTATAAAAAAGCATTAAAACACATGAAGTCTAATTTAATTAATCCTACCCCAAGGGCTATGGTAGATGACAGACTTTATTATTAATTTATGTCTCGTTCACAACCATATACAGTAGCATGTGCAGGAGGTCTAGTTACTTCATCAAATGCTATTGATTTACTTAAAACTCCCGGTGTAGCAACTGAGTTAAAAAACTTTGAAGTTTCTACTAAGGGTGGTTACAGACGTATTAATGGCTTTACAAAGTTTGGTGGTGGTAGTGCAGTTCAACCTACAGGTGGTTCAACAAATATTTTAGGTGCAATACCTTATGCTGATGGTGTAGTTGTTTGTGCAGGTACAAGTATTTATTTTAGTCAAACTGGTACAAGTTGGTTAGAAATAAATAGAGCTAGTGTTGCTAGTAGTGGTGATAATCATACAGCTTTTACAGGTCGTAGTGTTGCTGCTAGAACTGGACAAGGACAATGCCAGTTTGCTTTATTTGAAAGTGCAACATCAGACTATGGTAAATTAATTATTTCTGATGGAGCTAACGAACCTTTCTTTTTTGAAATGACAGGTACTGGCGATAATATAAACACTAGAACTTTTTTTGCAGGTGAAATAACAGTAACAAGTACAAAGTCAGTTAAATATGTAACAGTACATGATAAACATTTAATAGCTGCTGGAGTTGAAGATAATTTAAATACTATATATTATAGTGGTACTTTAGACCCAACAGATTTTACTAGCACTGGTTCAGGTAATATAGTTATTGAAGACCAAATAAAAGGTATTAAAAGTTTCCGTAACGAATTATTTATATTTTGTGAAAACTCAATATTTAAATTACAGAATATAAATAATTCTAGTACGATAGCTGTAGTTCCAGTAACTAAAAACGTAGGTTGTTTAAGTGGTTATAGTATTCAAGAAATTGCTGGTGATTTAATATTTTTAGCACCAGATGGATTAAGAACAGTAGCTGGTACAGCAAGAATTGGAGATGTGGAGTTAGGTACTGTTACAAGTTCAATACAAAATATTTTAAGTGATTTAGCAGAAAGTATAAATCTTTATACAATAAATAGTGTAGTATTAAGAGAAAAATCACAGTATCGTTTATTTTATACAAATACTTCTGCTGCTGATAGCACTCAAAGAGGTATTATTGGCACATTAAGACCTAATGGTTTTCAATGGTCTGAAACTAGAGGACTCGAAGTTACAGCTATTGGTTCTGGTTTTGATGATGATGGTGTAGAAAAATATTATCACGGTGATACTAATGGTAATGTTTATCAACACGATACTGGTGATGATTTTAACGGTACTGCTATTTTAGCAAGATACACGACACCTAATTATGATTATGGTGATTTAGGAACTTTAAAAACTTTACACTATCTTAGAGTTTCTATGGCAACAGAAGGTATTGTAGAACCTGATGTACAAGTTAAATTTGATTACAATAGTACTGATGTACCACAACCAACAAGTTTATTTGATTTAGGAGTTATAAATCCACCTTCATTATTTGGTGGTGCAGTATTTAATACAAATAAATTTGCCGGACAAAATAATCCAATGATAAGAGTACCGTTACAAGGTAGTGGTACAAGTAATAATTTTACAGTAACAAGTAATGATACAAAACCAAGCTACACAGTTAACGGACTTTATGTAGACTTTATACCTTCGGGTAGGAGATAATTATGGCACAAACATACACAAGACAGAGCTCATTTTCAGATGGCGATACTATAACTGCAGCTTTGTTTAATGATGAATATAATCAGTTAGTAAATGCTTTCACTTACTCTTCAAGTAGTGCAAGTTCTACTGGACACCGACACGATGGTACTGCAGGTCAAGGTGGTAATATTCATACTATTGGTGATTTAGATTTTTTAAATAAAATAGTTGTAGACAGCACAAACAATAGATGGGGATTTTATGTAGAAGTTTCTTCTTCTGCAGTTGAACAAATAAGATTACAAGACGGTGCTTTACTTCCAGTTACTGATAGTGATGTTGATTTAGGAACAAGTTCTTTATATTTTAAAGATGCTTATATAGATTCAATTACAACTACAGGTAATGTATCTGTAGGGGGTAATTTAGATGTTACAGGAACAATAGATTTTAGTGATTCAGCAATTACTAATGTAGGTAGTATTCAATTAGACAGTATTGCTGGTGATGCAGATTCAGATACTTCAATAACTTTTAGTGGCTCAGACGTTATTACTATAGCTGCTGGAGGAGCTAATCAAGTTACATTTACTAATGGAGCAATAGTACCTTCTACAGATAACGATATAGATTTAGGTACAAGCTCTGCTGAATTTAAAGATGCTTACTTTGATGGCACAGTAACTACTGATGCTCTTGTTGCAGATACTGCTGATATTAATGGTGGTACTGTAGATGGAGCAATAATTGGTGGTTCAAGTGCTGCAGCTATTACAGGTACAGCAATTACAGGTACAAGTTTTGTTATTGGTTCAGCAGATATTAGTGAAGCTGAATTAGAAACTATTGATGGAGTTACTGCTGGAACAGTAGCAGCTTCTAAAGCAGTTGTAGTAGATAGCAATAAAGATATTGCAAGTTTTAGAAACATTACACTTACTGGAGAATTAGACGCAGGTTCATTAGATGTATCAGGTGATGCAGATATAGACGGTACTTTAGAAACAGACGCATTATCTATAAATGGTACAGCAGTCACAAGTACCGCAGCCGAACTAAATATACTTGATGGAGTCACAGCTACAGCTACAGAGTTAAACTTAATAGATGGAGTCACGGCTACAACTGCAGAACTTAACATACTTGATGGTGTCACTAGTACAGCAGCAGAGTTAAATATTCTTGATGGAGTTACATCAACTGCAGCAGAATTAAATATATTAGATGGTGTTACTAGCACAACAGCAGAACTCAATATTCTTGATGGTGTTACTGCAAGTGCTGCAGACATTAATCTTATAGATGGAATTACTAACGGAACAGTAATAGCAAGTAAAGCTATTATAACAGATGCAAACAAAGATATAACTGGTGGTAGAAATATTACTATTAGTGGTGAGCTTGATGCAGCTACATTAGACATTAGTGGCGATGCAGATATAGATGGAACATTAGAAGCCGATGCAATTACTATTGGTGGAGTTACATTGGCAGAAACTATTTCTGATACTGTAGGAGCTATGGTTTCATCTAATACAGAAACTAATATAACAGTTTCTTATGATGATTCAGATAATACTTTAGACTTTGTAATTGGCACACTTAACCAGGATACTACAGGTACAGCAGAATTAGCTACAACAGTAACAGTTTCTGCTAATAACAGTACAGACGAAACAATTTTTCCTGTATTTGTTGATGGTGCTACAGGAACTCAAGGATTAGAAACTGATACAGGATTTACTTATAATCCTAGTTCAGGAAATTTAGTTATAGGGGGTTCTTTAACTGCTGCTAGTTTAGATATATCTGGAGATGTTGATGTTGATGGTACACTTGAGGCAGATGCTATAACAGTTAATGGTACAACTTTAGCTGAAACTATTTCTGATACTGTTGGAGCTATGGTTGGTTCTAATACTGAAACAGGCATTACAGTCACTTATGAAGATGGTGATAATACTTTAGATTTTGCACTAGGAGCTGCTCAAACTACAATTACATCTTTACTAGCTACTGATATTAAAATTGGTGAAGACGACCAAACTAAAATAGATTTTGAAACTGCAGATGAAATACATTTTTATGCAGCTAATGTAGAGCAAGTATATTTAGGAGACAATATTTTTGGTCCACAATCTGATAGTGATGTAGACTTAGGTTCAAGTTCAGTAAGATGGAAAGATGCTTATGTTGATTCAATAACTGTTACAGGTGAAGTAGATGGTGCAAGTTTAGATATTAGTGGTGATGCTGATATTGATGGAACTTTAGAAGCTGATGCAATTACTATTGGTGGTGTGACACTAGCTGAAACAATTCAAGACACAGTGGGAGCTATGGTTAGCTCAAATACTGAGTCAGGTATTACTGTAACTTATCAAGATGGTGATGGTACATTAGATTTTTCAGTATCGGGTGCAGCAGTTACTTCTATTGCTGATGCTGATGCTGATACTAAAATTCAAGTAGAAGAAAGTTCTGATGAAGATACTATTAGATTTGATATAGCAGGTGCAGAAGACTTTACTATGACTGCTAACAGCTTTAATGTTTTATCTGGTAGTAAAATTGATTTAAATGGTACAGAACTTATTCTTGATGATGACGGTGATACTTCTATTACTGCAGATACAGACGACCAAATAGATTTTAAAATTGGTGGTACAGATGTTGCTACTTTGACTGCTGGAACTTTAAAAGTAGTCAATACAGGTAATACCGACACTCTAATTTTAGAATCTACTGATGCTGATGCAAATACTGGTCCAGTAATGGTTCTTCATAGAAATTCAGCTTCACCAGCAGAAGGAGATTTGGCTGGAGAAATAAGATTTGATTCAGAAGATACAGCAGGTAATCAAACAACTATTGCAAAAATACAAGGCATATTAGGGCATCCCAATCATGGTGAATCTTATGCCGAAGATGGAAGATTAACTTTTAGTATTATAAAAGATGCAAGTTTAACTGAAGTTATAAGGATATCTGAAGATGCAAGAGTTGGGATTGGTACTAATGACCCTGCACAAAATTTACATATTCATTGTGATAGTGGTGATGAAGGTATTCTTTTAAAAAGCACAGGTAATACATCCAATGCTCTTACTATAGATGCTAATAGAAGTAGTGCAGGTGGAGCATTAGGTGAAATTCGTGGTTTATGGAATGGCACAGAAGTTGCTCGTATGGTATTTAGAGGTGGTGATGATACTACTAACAAAGATGATGGTTTTATAACATTTGCTACGTCAACTGCTGATAATATTTCAGAAAGAATGAGAATAAATAAAACAGGATATGTGATGATAAACACCACAAGTCTTCATTCAACTAACGCTAGATTGTATGTAAATGGTGCAAATAGTTCTGTTGCGGGAATAGCTGTTTTGAATGACAATGACTCAGGTACTATTTATTCTATGTATGTTTTAGACTCAAGTGGTAGTTTAATTGGTGGTATATCTAACAATGGCAGCAGTACAACTTTTGCTACATCATCAGACTATAGATTAAAAGAAAATATTAACTATGATTGGAATGGCACAGAAAAACTCAAACAATTAAAACCAGCACAGTTTAATTTTATAAATAATGGTGATGAAACTGTAGAAGGTTTTATTGCACATGAAACAGATAGTATTGCACCTTATGCTGTAGTCGGAGAAAAAGACGGTGAAGAAATGCAAAGTATGGATTATGGAAGAATTACACCAATACTTGTTAAAGCAATACAAGAACAACAAGAACAAATTGAAGCTTTACAAGCTGAAATTAACACACTCAAAGGAGAATAAAAATGGCAATTAACTACACATGGAATGTAAGCACTGTAGATGTTAAAGAAATAGACGGCAACGCTGATACTGTTTTTAATGTCCACTGGAGACTTACTGGAACTGATGATACTAATACTGTTAAAGATTCGCAAGGTAATGATATTGCTGCTACTGCTACAGTATATGGTTCGCAATCTTTAGACACTTCAGACCTATCAGACTTTATAGCCTTTACAGATTTAACTGTAAGTGATGTACAAGGTTGGGTTGAAGCTGCTATAGGTGCAGAGGATATTACAGAAATGAAAGCTGGTCTTGATGGAAATATAGCTGAATTAGTTACACCAACAGTTCAAACTAAACAGGTAGGCTAATATGGAAATATCTTCATACCTGATTTGGAATGCTTTTATAACATTAGTTTTAGCTCCAATACTCTACAACATTCGACAAAACTCTCAAGAAAACAAACGTATTGATATTTTGTTAAATAAAACTAGAGAAGAAATAGCTAGAGAATATGTTACGAAAAATGAGTCCAGAGTAGTTATGAAAGACTTAGTAGATAGATTAGATAAATTAGACGAAAAGCTTGACAAGCTGTTTGAATTAAGGTAAAATAGACTATGAAGAAGAATAAAACTAGAGCAAGAACTACTACTGATAATCGTATTGATTATAGTAAAGGTGGAAGTGTTTCTAAACACGGTAATCAAAGAGTAAAACTTAACCTTGGTGGTGGTTATGGTACGGATTTTAACAGACAACTTGCTAATGCTTATAGTGGTAATATTGATTTATCTACTATAAATTTTTCTGGAATGAATTTTAATATTCCTACTATTCCACAAACTAAAGCTACACCACCTCCTTTAATAAGCACTGAACCTGTTACTGACCCTAGACCCGAATCAGTACCTCAAGTTTTTAGTGGTCCTACACCAAATCCTGTTTCGGAATCACAAAACACTCCAGTCTTAGCTCCTGCTTCAACTTATAGTGTTAATCCTGCAGATAATCCACCTGTAGTAAATAATACAACAACTAATCCAACATATATTAACCCTGCTCCTACTCCAATACCTGCTGTTACAACTACACCTGATGTAAGTGCTCCAAGTAATTTTCAATTTACTGGAGGAGCTACAGAATTAGCACCACAAATATTAGAACAAGGATTTGAAAAATCTCAAATAGAAAGAGCAGGATTTCAAAGAGATGCTAGTGGTAATTTATTATTAGATGCTCAAGGTAATCCTATACCGATTACTGGTGCTTCATTACAAACTATGGGGGAACTTACTCCCGTAACAGGTCAACAAATTTCTGCACCTACGCAAGAAACAACTTTTATGGCTGATGGAACTCAGGCACAACAAGTTGCTCCTTTAACAGCTACAGGTATAGAAGCTGCTCAAGTTGTTCAAACTCCAACTACTACTGCAGCTCAAGGACAACTTTCACCAGAAGGTATAGCACAAACTTTACAAATAGATAGAGTACCTACTATTGAAGGAGCAGATGTTACTATAGAGCCGGGAGCAGTAGCTAATAGAGTTGTTGGTACATTAAGTCCTAATGCTATGGCAATAGCTCAACAAGTTACTGGACAAAGTGTTAGAAGAATTACTAGAGCTAAAGAACAACTTAGAACTGCTGGTATATCTGAAGCTACTATAAATACTTTAGGTGATAACCCAGAAGCTCTTGAAGGTGCTTTATTAGATTTAACAGACACAGAAAGAGGATTAATTCAAGGTTTACCTCAAGAAGCATTAGTAAGTACTCAAATGGGTAAACTATTAGAAGGTATTGAAAATAATGAAATACCTACTTGGGCAAGACCTGCAGTTGATAATATTGACCAAATATTAGCTCAAAGAGGACTAAGTGCTTCAAGTGTAGGTAGAGATGCTTTATTTAATGCAATTATTCAAAGTGCTTTACCTATTGCACAATCTAATGCTCAAGCTATACAAACTTCTATTGGACAAGAAAGAGAAGCTGAAGTTAGAGTAGCATTACAAGATGCACAATTTAGACAACAAACAGCTCAACAAAATGCACAGAATGTTTTTCAATTAGACTTAGCACAGTTTAGTGCTGACCAACAAACTTCTTTAGCTAACAGTAAATTTTTACAAACTGTTAGTTTAACTGAAGCTAGTAATGACCAACAAGCTATTTTACAGAATGCAGTATTAATGTCTCAAACAAATATTGCAGAAGCTGATTTAAATACTAAAAGGGCTATTCAAAACTCAAAATCTTTTTTAACAATGGACATTACTAATTTAAATAACGAACAACAAACTAATGTTTTAACTTCTCAGCAAGAACAACAAAGAATGTTATCTAATCAAGCAGCCGTAAATGCAGCTAGACAATTTAATGCCACTACTGAAAATCAAACACAGCAGTTTTTAGCAGAACTAAATACTAGAATTGATATTTCAAATACACAACAAATGAATGCTATAAAACAATTTAATGCTTCTGCTGCAAATGCTGCTGAAGCTAGAAGAGTTCAAAATGAGGTAGCTATAGCAACTGCAAATGCACAAATGCTACAACAAACAGATTTGCATAACTCTCAGTTAGAGTTTCAAAGAGAACAGTTTAATACTACAGCAGCTCAACAAATAGAACAAGCTAATGTTCAATGGCGAAGACAAATTAACTTAGCAGATACTGCTGCTCAAAATCAAGTTAATCAACAAAATGCTCAAAATATGTTTGGATTAACTTCTCAAGCTAATGCAATGATTTGGCAAGAAATGAGAGATAAAGCCGATAGAGATTGGAAAGCTACTCAAAATAAATTCAGTAGAGAAGCTGATATAGTTGCTACTGCACTATCAACTGAAAAAGGTGGTGAGTGGATAAAAAGTACAACTTCTCTAGAATCTCTTGCTAGAAGCATGTCTGGAACATCGGCAGTAGCAGCAGCAGAAAATGTTTATAGTAATATTATTGGATTTGAAACAGGAGCTTAATAATTAATAAAGGAGTATAAATCATGGGATTATTTAAAAGTTTATTTAAACCAGTAAAAAGTATTTTTAAAGGAATTAAAAATAAAATCTTAAAACCTACAGAAAGATTTTTAAGAAAACACAAAAAAACTTTACTTACTGCAGCACTAATTACAGGTTTAGTATTTACCGGAGGAGCACTCGCAGGAGCTGGTTGGGCTAGTGGTTTTGGAAGTGCATTAGGCATAGGTCCAGCAGCAGCCACAGCGGGTACTGGAGCTGTTGCAGGAGGAGCACCTATTGTAGCTGGAGGAGCTAGTACATCGGTAGCATTGCCGGGAATAAACGTTGCAGTAGGAACAGCAGCACCTACAGCAACACAATTAGCAGCTTCTACAGCAGCTTATGGAAGTGCTACGAGTTTAGCTACAGGAGAAGCAGCTTCATTATTAGCAGGAACTCCAGAAGAACCTTTTATACCCGGAAGTCCTAGATTCTCTAGAATGGGAATTGGTCAAAGATATGATAGACCTTCTATGGAAACTTTAAATTTTGGAATAGGTGGCTCTACAGTAAATCCTTATGTAAGTTAATAATCATTATTGGATATAGACATGGCAGAAAAAAAAGAAACACAAGAAAAACAACCAACTTTAGAAGAACTTCAAGCTTTTAATAGAAGTAGCTTAACTGATACAGCTAGAGATATTATGGAGTTTGCAGAAGACAATGGTACTTCTATGGACAAAGTTCTTGCTTCTATGGGAATGGCTATTGATGAAAATAAAGAAAGAATTGAAATAGATGATTCTGAGCCTAGTGAAGAAGAACTTTCAAGATTTATGAGAACTCAAAGTCAACCTAAAGCTATTCCCGGACAATCATTAACAGAAAATCCTGATAGTGCTAAACCTTGGGAAAGACCCGCATTATTTACAAATCCTAGAGAAGCTTTAGAGGATGTAACACAAAGACTTTTTAAACCTGAAAGTATTAGAGCAGTTGCACAGTCTTTACAGAAAGGAGCAAGTGTAGGAAACATTACTGAGGTAATTTTATATAATGATTATACTGAAGGTAAATATTCGGTTGATGTTATGTTAATGTTATATGAGCCTATATTTTATTCAGTAATGAACATTGGCGAGTCTGCAAATGTAAATTATAGACTAGATGAAAATTTAAAAATAAATGATTTAGATAATAAAAATTCAGAAGAAAGAGTAGCTGAAACAATATCAACTATAAAAGATATTAGAAATTCAACAGCTCTTAAAACTCCAAATGTAGAAGCAATGCCAGAAAACTTTTCTGAGCAAACTAAAATAGCTAAAAGCTTATTAGAAAGAGGTGCATAATGTCAGACGATTCGTTTTTTAAAAGTCCTATAGTACAAAATATTATTAATAAAAGTGGTATTCTTGACCGTGAAGAAAGCACGACAGATTTTTTAAGAGATTTAATATTCGGTACACTTATTGATTATGGTGCAAGTTTTGTTCAAGCTTTACCGGGAGCTAAACAAGAAGCTATTCAGGGTGTTAGAGACAATATGGAAAAAGCAATCGGTAGAGACAATAAAGCTTGGTTAGAAAGAGAGCCTGATAGAGCAAAATTTAATCCTTTTAAAGAACAAGGTGGTTATACTGAAGATATGAAAGGAATTTCAGAATTAGGTAAAACTACAATAAATAATGAATTAATAGATGAGTTTAAAAAATATAGATTTAATCCACAAACATATGGTGTAACTTACGATTCAGTAGATTTTACTAAGCCGGGATTTGAAAATATTAAAGCTGCACAAGATAACTACATTGTTAAAAACTATGACCGTAAAAAAAATTATTATTTAAATTTAGCTCAAGATAAATATGTAACTTCTAAACATTTTAGTGATATAGAAAATCAAATAATAGCTAGATTTGCAGACGAACTAAAAGCAGCAAAGGATGCTCCTAAAGATGTTTTTGAATTAATACAACAGACTATTGAAAAAAATCATGGTCCAGAAGTAGCTAGTGCTGCTGTATTAGAATCTAAAGTTGCAACAAGTGAGCCAGTAGTTGAGCAACAAAAAATAAATAAAAAAGCAGATGATATAGTTTCTGGTCGTGCTTTAAATAGTCAAGAGTTATTTGATAAATATAATGTGTCGACTGGTCGTGCATCACAAGCAGTAATAGATATTAAAAAGTCTAATCAAGTTAATAAAGATTTAATTAGTAAAATAGAAAAGAATATATATAACGATAAATTAGATATGCCTTTAACTGGTTTTTATGAGCCGGACACACAAGGATTTTTTAATTTACCTAACGGTCAGGATGTCAATACTATTCCTACAAGAACTCAAAATCCTTTTGACTCAAATAATTTAAAACAAATAGAAAATTTTGTTTTTCAAGATGGTAAATATGTTTCAACAGGAACGGATGGAGGTAGAAACTTTTTAAATACTGTAAGTAATTTAGTTGCTCTTACAGGAGATATAGGAGGACAAACAGACCCTAATGCTGTACTAAATTCTGTTAAAGCTTTAAACAAAACTGGATATTTGCAAATTTTAAAAAATGGAAAAATGCGATTTTATATTCCTAATAAAGCAGTTTCTTATGCTAATATCAGTAAAGAAGATGCTTTAAAACTTGAAGGACCTGAACTTATGATTAGAAGTTTAAATGGTTTAAAACAAGCAAAGAATGAAAAGCTTCCTACTTTAACTAGTTTTTATGATAAATATAGATTTGATAAATTTGTAGAACTTAATGCTAAAAGTGTTAAGGAAGGACTAAGTGACGAAGAAGAAATTCAAAGACAAAAGTTAGATTTTGAAACTGGAGAAGATAATATAATTAATAGTCTTAAATTTATTATTAAGCCAGAGACTGAATACATTGGAACTGAAGTTAGAAATCCTACAGGTGGAGAACCTTTAATAGCTGGTAAGCTTACTCAAGAAGAAGCTCAAATATTTTTAGATAATACTGAAAAAAAATTAGATACTAAATTTCCTGATATACAAGAATTAGTAAATGAGCTACCTACACGAGACGAAATGTTTCCACCTGAAGCTCCAGAGCCTGAAATAGAAGATGAAGGAGGTCTGCTTGATTCAATATCATCTTTTTTTAGAACAGAACCAGAAGTTAAAATACAAAATCAAATAGATAAACTACAAGAAGATATTCAAATTTATCAAGAAGGAAGTTCTACTAGGGATAGGTTAGAAAAACAACTAGAAGAACTTTTAGCACAGCAAAAAAGTTTATTAAGTAAAGATGACTGAAGAAGAATATAATAATTTTTTTAACGAAGCTTTTATTGAAGTAGACAAATATAGAGATGCTAAAATACCTGAAAGACCTATTAGCTCTAAGTTAGGTAAAAAATATAGCATGACTCAGCTTCAGGCTGACCCTGAGTTTAGTAAAAGAGCTAATCGTTTTTTAACTACTATTGGAGAAGATGACAATATAATAGAATATTTAAGAGATTCTGATTACAGTTTAACTTCTGCTATGCAAAGAGCTTCTGAAATCGGAAACTGGAGTGACCAAACAAAACAAGATTATATTTATTTAAGAGATAAATATTCTAAAGCTAATCTAAAAGGTGCTGGAGAGTGGGCAACTTTTATGAAAGATTTTGCTATTGATGCAGTTGCTGACCCGTTAAATGTAGTTACTGCTTTATTTGCTATACCTTCTATGGGAACTTCTATAGCTGCAAGAACTGCTGCAGGAGAGTTAGTTAAGCAAGGACTAAAAAAATATAGTACTTCACAGTTAACTAAGGTAGGTTTAGAAGCTGCTAAAAGACCTGCTATATACGGAGCAGCAGAGGGTGCAGGTTGGAATGGAGCACACGAATATTTTTTACAAGACCAAGATATACAACTTGATTTACAGCCAGACAATAAAAACTGGGCTAATATAGGTAAGGCTGTAGGAGTAGGTGGATTGTTTGGATTAGGTGCTGGTGGAACATTAGGAGCAGTTAACGGTTATCGTTATTTAAATAAAATGCAAAAGTATGCTAATGAAGACGATATTCGTAAAACTATAAAAGGTAAATCAGTAGACGATATTGTAGATGAGTTTGAAGTTAATGAAGCTTTTAAAGTTAAAAGTCCTTCTAAGATTTCTAAAGCAAAAGAAATTATAGACGAAAAAGTTGTCGGTGCATTGTTTGGTAAATCAACTACTAAGTTTATTGAAAAAGCCAAATCCTCTGAAACTTTAACTAAACTAATGCAACTTTTTAGATATGACTTTGGAGAGTCTATGTTTGGTGGAGATACTGCTAGAGTTCTTACACAAAGTTATGGTGAAGCTAAAGGCAGAAGAATGGGTTTTTATTTAGCTAGATTAGATAGAAGTCTTAACAAACTTTATAGGAAAGGTTGGTCTGGAAAGATTGATGAAGTCGATAATACTGCACTGCTTACCTATATTATGAATCCAAGAGCTAAAAAGTTTATAAATGAAAAAACTGGTGAAAAACTAGACATACCTGATTATGTAAAAGAAGCTGGTAAAGAAATAAGAGATTTAAACAAAAGAATGTTTGATGAAGGTTTAAGTGCTGGACTTTTTGAGGAGTCTCAAGAAGTAGCAAATTACTTTCCAAGAATGTTTAGTTATACAAAAATTTTAAATGATAGAGAAGGTTTTGAAAAAATACTAGTTAAAAGTGGTCACGCTAATCCAATAAATAAAGTTCAACAAAGAAAAACTACAGAAACTGTAGAAGGTGTAGGAGTAATTGAAGGGCTTGAAGAAAATCTTGTTAAAAGTGATAAAGAACTTTTTGGTAGAGACTTTTTAAAAGAAGCTAATGGTAATTTAAAGTTAGCTAAAGAAATAAAAGCAAGTGTTATTGTTGATAATATGCTTGATAATAAACATAGTCCTATTGAAGTAAGAATAGATGGTGGTCGAGGTGGTGGTCAGACTTGGTTACAAAGTAGAGTATTTAATAATATAAAAGATAAAGATTTAGTAAACTATATAGAAACAGATGTAGAACAAGTATTAAGAGAGTACTATACCAGTGCAGCACAAACAGTAACGAGAACAGAATTTTTTGGTAGAACAGTAGCAGATTTTAATAAAAAGTTTATAAAAAACAATGCAAATAAAACTGGTATTTATTATGAATTGTTAGATGCTGGATTTTCTGACACTGAAGTTAGGAAAGCTATAAAAAAAATTAGAAAACTACACGAAAGAGTTACTGGTTTAGATTACGCAGGAACACAATTAGGAGCAGTTGGTCAATTTGGTTCTAATTGGGGAAGACTTATACAGCAGATGGCTCACTTAGGATTAGCTACTATTTCTAGTGTTTCAGAGCCTATCATTCTATTACAAAGAGCAGGAATATCGGCTGCTCCTCAAGCTACTAGAGATATGGCTGCTGCACTTGGTAAAAACTTTGTAAGAGAAATAGATAGGGGTTTAGGTACTTTAGTTAGAACAGGTATAAGTGGAGTTGATGCAGGTTTAGGTAAATTAGGTAAAGGACCTACAGGAATTAAATTAAGAGGTAAAGGAATAAGTAAAACTTTAGCAGAAACTAAAGTAGGTAAAAAGATTTCAGAAAAAACCGGAGCAAAACTTAATATAAACGACTTAGATGACGAAACTTGGTTTGAAATATATGAAACTGGATTAGCTTTAGAACAAGCAGTCATGGATAGACTTGAAGGTTTGACTGGAGATGCTTTAACAAGTAAGAGTGCACAAAGAATACAAAATGGTTTTTTTAAAGTAAATTTATTAGACCAGTGGACTAGAACTGTTCAACTGGCTTCATTCACAAGTGGAAAAAGAATAATAACTAAAAACTCTGAAAAACTATTTGAACATTATAACGGCATAACAAATTTATATAAAAATAAAGTTGACTATCTAGAAGGACAATTAAGAGAATTAGGTATAGACCCTAAAAAAGCTGCAACTTGGTATGCTAATTCTTTAGATGACAATTTTCAATTTGATATAAATAAAGCAAGTAGAACTACTTTTAAAGGTAAAGACAATTCAAGTCAAGCTAATTTTTATAGAGAGTCTGTTGTGGGTGGAGCTAATAGATTTACTAAAGAAGTTATTTTAAACCCAAGTACTGCAGAAGCTAACAGACCTCTTTGGTTTAGTTCACCTGCAGGACAATTACTTATGCAATTTGCTGGTTATCCTACTGTGTTTACAAATACTGTTTTGAAAAGATTCGCTAAAGATTCTGGAGTTGTAGATATTGGTAGGGGTGCTGTAAACATAGCAAAAGGAGATTTTAAAGCTGCTAGAGCTAATGCTGCTAGAAGTTTTACAAAATCACCAAGAACTATAGGAGCTGCTATGACAATGACAGCCGTTGCAGTTTTAGGTGATTATATTAGAAGCAGAGGAAAAAGTATTGATGCATCTAATTTAACATTTGCAGAATTATTACAGGGAGAAAATTTACCAGAAGAAGTAGAAAATCAAATAAAATTATTTGTAGAAAATGTAGAAAACAAAGAAGACCTTAAAACTATTATGGAGGATAGTGAAATTATATTTAATGCTATTAGAAGATGGGGTGGTTTTGGACCTTTTGACTATGGTGCTAGATTTGGTAAAGAAATAGAATACAATGATAATTTATTAACAAGTCTTGCTAAAGCTTTTTCAGGTCCTTTACCTCAAGATATAATAGATGAATTCAGATATGGTGCTGGTCCAATTAGTTTTGCAGCTAAAAACGCACCCGGTTTAGCTGCTTATGATTTAATATTTGGTGAAGGTACATCTAAAAATCTTAAAAAAGGAGCAAGAAAAATAGACCAAGAAGTTAAAGATTCATTATTTGGTGATGATAGACTGGGATATAAAACTGGAGGAGAAGTAGACGTGCCTCAAGCTCCAGATGAGCCAGACGAAAGAATAGATAAACTAACTGGTCTTCCATATAATCAACAAGCGGGAACAGCTTTCCAAGATGCAGAAGAACGACTAAGTTTCGCTGAAGGAAAAGAAGTAGATAATTCTCAAGATGATGATGGAATAAAATTATTTGGTAAAGATGGTTTAATATTTGATTACACAAACCCTTTAGATTATTTAATGGTTGTTCCCGGAGCTGGAATATTAGGTATAGCAGGTAAATCTTTAAGCACTGCTGGTAAATTATCTAGATTAAGAAAAATACCTAAAACAGTATATCACGGAGGTCGGGCTTCAGTAGAAAAAGGAACTGCTAGTAGACAAGGAATTTATTCTACTCCTGATATTAAGTATGCAAAAACATTTGCTACTGAAAATAGAGGATTTACGCAAGGGGCGAAAGGACCTGCTGGAGTATATCAACTTGATTTAAGGTCGGCTAAAAATATTGAACTTTTAGATAAGCCAAGTAAAAGCTTACAAAAAATTGTTAGTGCTAAAATGAAAGAATTAAAAAATATTCCTCCCAATAAAATAACTAACTATCAGCAAAATCTTAAAGATGGATTAGAGTTTTTATTTAAAAAAGGAAAATCAGTATATGTTCGAGGTGGAGGACCTACAATGGTTTCACAAGGAACTTTAAATTTTTTAAGAAAACATGGTGTTGAAATATTATCTGACTCTAAAGCAGCAACACATAAATTAGGTAAGCAAAGCGAGTTTTTTTTATTAAAAGATTTTCCAAAGAAAAGATTATCTAAAGAACAAGTAGAAAAACTTGTAAATGCTGCAAAAAAAAGAAAACAATATAAATTAAAGGATGCAGATGAGTATTTTGGTATGGATGCAGACGAGTGGTTAATAAGAAGAAATGCCTTTTTAAGAAAAAAAAGTTTTGAAGGTGGTCCAATAGCTGATGATTTAGATGAATTTTTAAATGAGGCACTAATAGCAGCTAGTAATGAAGAAGAACGATTAGGTTTTTTTGAAGGACAAGAAGTAGATAATTCTTTAAGAAGACTAGACGGAACTAAAAAATCTCAAGTAGGTTGGAAAGGTAGAATTAAAAATAATGTTACTGGAAAAATAATGACAGAACTTTCTGTAGGTAAACCAAATACTGAAGAAGGATTTTATCCATTAATAAATCCATATACTACAGATAAACAAATAGATTTTATACAAAACTTTGATTTTGAAAAAAACAATATATTTGAAACTAAAATTGGTAAACAAATGAATATGAATGCTAGAAAGCATTACAGAGAAAGTTTAGAAAAAAATGTAAGCCCATTTGTAAATGATAAATAATGTATAAGTATTTTAGTGAAGACGAATTAAAGTGTAGGCATACTGGTCAGTGTGATATGGACTGGGCATTTATGCAGACCATAGAAAGAATTAGGGAACGCTGTGGTTTTCCTTTTAAAGTAAGCAGTGCCTATCGTTCCATTGAGCACCCTATAGAAGCTGCAAAGGATAATCCGGGTGCTCATACAACAGGCAAAGCTATGGATATATTGGTTAGTGGCGAACAAGCTATGACTCTTATAAAGATAGCTATCGAAGAGGGCATTAACAGGATTGGAGTCGCACAAAAAGGAGACCGTGCTTCAAGATTTATTCATTTAGATATGGATAACTCTAGAGCTACTCCTAGAGTTTGGAGCTACTAATTGATACTCTATAGAGAAAAAGACTTAGACGAAGCTTACAAAATAGATTGTAAAGCTCGTTCTCGTAATGACATGCCTTGGATAAAACGAGAAGATTTTAGAAAGATATACGAAGACTTAATGGATTTGTATATGATACAACTAAGTCCTAAACAGCTCTTAGAAGTTGAAGATATACCAGAAGTAGTTTTAGATTCACTAAAAGGAATATTAAATAAAAGTTTACATTTTGAACCGGAGGAATAATGCCAGACCCAATAACAAGTTCAGTAATAGGTATAGCTGATAAAGTCTTAGGTAAGTTTGTTGCAGACAAAAACTTAAAAATGCAACTTGAGCATGAACTCAAAACACAATTACAAACTGCTAATCTTGCTCAAGTACAAATTAATAAAATAGAAGCCGGACACAAATCTTTATTTGTAGCAGGTTGGAGACCTTCTGTAGGTTGGGTATGTAGCATTGCTATGGCATACCACTTCATCTTAGCTCCAATAGTTGAGTTCGGTGTTAACATTGCAGGTATTCAAGTAAGTTTACCTGAGTTTGACTTTTCACAACTGTCTACTATTCTAATGGCTATGCTTGGCATGGCAGGTCTTAGGACATACGAAAAGCAAAAGAAAGTTGCCAAAGGTGACGACTAATAATAATGACAGGCGAATGGGTAACAGTAGTAGAAACTATCGGTATACCAGCAGTGGTAGCGATAGGTCTTGGTTATCTAGTTTGGACATTATTTAAATCGTTGATAGCTGACTTACATAAAAAGTTAGATACTCAACATCAAATGATTGTTGCTTTGATAGATAGAATCAGGCAAATGGATAATGATATGATTCGTATAGATGCAATGTGTCGAGCTGCGATGGGTATCAAGCCCGATACGAATCGAATAGCCAGAGCAGACGGTCAAAAAGACCAACGCAAAGACTAATTAAAATTTTATTAAAAGGTGCTGAATAGCTTGTCTATTCGGTAGAATTAACTATTTTTCACAGGAGGTAAAAGAGTGAGGACAGACGAAACTGTATGCGTATTATGCATAATGTTTTGGGTTGCTTGTGGTATGTTTTATGCTACTGTAACTTTTTAATCCGTATTTTGAACACGGGCATTTAAACAAGATTCAATATAACTATGTATTTCATCAAGTTTAACTGTAGCTTCTCTTATGATAACCCGAAGATTTTCATAGTCTTGTCGGGATAGATATTTTTTAAGTTTCGCTATATCAACTTTAGTTCTTTCAGTGACAAGGTTTCCACTTTTGTCATACAGTAATCTATAAGCTAAAAGTTGTGCTTCATTTCGTTTCGTTTTCATTGTTAAATCCTGCAAAGGTTAATTGTCCGTAATCACCTCTGAGTCCAGCTTTCTGATATGAAGTAGCTCTACCTTCAAAAAAGTTTTGATGTTCAACTCCCAACACATCGTCTAACCACATCAGAGGATTATCTTTCTGATTAAAGTTAGGTTTAAGTCCTAACTGTAATAATCTTCTATCGGCAATGTATTTGTTATACGCATACATTTCCTCTTTGGTTAGCCCTTCTATATCTCCCATCTCAAATACTAAGTCAAGAAACTTTTCTTCAAGTTTTACCATCTCTCTACATATCTGATAAATTTCTTTTTTAAAGTCGTCTGTCCAGATGTCTAGATTTTCTTTGATAAATTCTCTAAATAATTTAGTCATAGCTTCTACATGTAAGCTTTCATCTTTGATAGAGTATGCCACAATCTGACACATGCCTTTCATCTTACCAAATCTTTGAAAGTTCATGAGTATAGCGAAGCTACTGAATAGCTGTAAGCCTTCCGTAAAGGCTGAATAAACGGCTAAAGCTTTGGCGATAGTCTTCTTATCAGACTTAATAGTTTTAAGGTCTGTAATGTACGCATGTTTGTCAGACATTTCTTCGTATTCAGCAAAAGCTTTGTATTCTATTTCAGGCATTCCAACAGTATCTAATAGTAAACTGTAGGCATGTTGATGGATTGCTTCCATGTTGCCAAAGGATAGCATCATCATTCTAGCTTCTGGAAGTTTGAAAAGTTGCATATACTTTTCTACATAACCTGAAGCAACATCTACATCTGACTGAGTAAACAATCTGAATATCTGAACTAAAAGATTCTTTTCTGAATCAGTTAATCTTTCATTCCAATCTTTTACATCAGTATGTAGTGGTACTGACATAGGATGCCAATGCATTCTGTTTTGTAAATCGTAATACTCAAACATCCAACTATAGTCAAATGGTTTGTAGTAATCTCTAGTTTTTAATAAGCTCATTATTTTCCTCCTTTGGTAAATAAACCATAACAAGTGTTTTACAATTAGGGCAACTTAAATTAGTTTTAATAATGTAATCTTCGTTTTCTTCTTCAATATCGTGGTCTCCACCCCAAATTAATTTTGTATTACAGTGCCAACATTTCATATTATCCCTCACAAGCAATACATTCCACATCATCTAATTTAATTCGTGGAACTTTAATGTTAACATTCTCTGCAGCTTTAGCAGCATCAGACCTAAAATAATAAAGTGATTTTAATTTATTAGCACCATACCAATGAACATCACTAACATACTGTAAGTATTCATTATGCTGTTCTTGATTCTGACTCGAATCAGGTAAGATAAAAAATAAATTAACACTTTGACTTTGACATATAAACTCTTGTCGTTTATACGCATGTTCGACAACCCAGATTTGATTTATCTCATCTGCGGTTTTAAATACTTCTTTTTCTTCTTTTGTAAATAACTTTAACTCTTGTATTGACCCACGATTATCACTAATATCTTGCCAAACTTTCTTACGCTTTTTAGGGTCGGTTACTTTTTTGTTGATGAGTTTTTCAAGGTTTTTGTTTTTGACTTTATAGCTTCCAGATAGCGTTTTATGAGTGAAGACGTTAGCCCTGATGGGTTCGATGGATGGAGAAGTTCCCCCACAAATAATACTGGAACTAGCATTAGGTGCAACAGCAAGGAGATGGCAATTCCTAAGACCAGAATTAGAAATATCAGGAGCTTCCCCCCGTAATACAGCAAGTCTTCGAGATGCACTAACAGCAGCTCCTTTGATGAACTTAAATAATTTATAGTTGATTCCAGTCGAGAAGATTCCCTCAAAGGAAATGTTCTGATTTTGTAAATAAGAATGAAAACCCATAGCACCAAGACCGATAGACCTTTCACGATAGGCTGAATAAGCAGCTTTAGTAAAGCCTTCTTTACCTTCTTTAATATGTTTTTTAAATCTTTCAAAATTTGCATTATATCCTCCAAGTGAATTTAAATCGACTGCATTTTCAATAAAGTGTTCTAGTACATTGTCAAGCATAGTGACTAAATCATCAATAAATTTTTCTTCTTTAGACCATTCATCAAAGTGTTCAAGGTTGACACTTGACAAACAACAGACTGCAGTTCTTTCTTCATTAGTAGGTAAAGTTATTTCTGAACATAAGTTGCTTTGTTTTACCTCTAAACCTAAATCTTTTTGTCCTTGTGGTAGAGCATCATTACAATTATCTATATTAACAATATAAGGCTCTCCAGTTTCTGCTCTAGCATCTAATAGTTTAGACCAGAGTTCTCTAGCTTTTATAATCTTAACAGCTTCATTTGTTTTCGGGTCAATCAATCGCCAATCGTCATCTTCTTCTACAGCTTTTAAAAATGCATTAGTTATGTTAACTCCATTGTGTAAGTTCAAGCATTTTCTATTTACATCACCACCGGATTCTTTTCTCATTACCATGAACTCTTCAATCTCTGGATGTGATATATCCATGTAAGCAGCATAACTACCTCGTCTAGTCACTCCTTGATTAAAAGCTAACATCTGAGAGTCTACTACTTTCATAAATGGTATTGAGCCAGTAGACTTACTACCATTACTTGTAGGTATACCATCACTTCTAATGTCTCCCCAATAACCTCCAATACCTCCACCAGAACTAGCTAACCAAATGTTTTCATCATAGTGGCTAGACAAACCTTCACGATTATCAGGAACATAATTAAGAAAACAACTGATAGGTAAACCTCTAGTTGTACCCCCATTAGAAAGAATAGGAGTAGAAAACATAAACCAAAGATTAGAAACATAATTATAAATTCTTTGAGCCATGTCAAAGTCAGTTTCTTCTTTAAATGTAGAAACAAATACTGAAGCTCTAGCAAAAGCTTCTTGTGGCGAAGTTTCGTTCTGCCATAAGTATCTATCTTGAAGAGTATCTAAACTAAACTTGTCTAGTTTTTTATCTCTGTCATAGTTTATAATTATTCCTAAATAAGGATGTTCACCCTTTTTTTCCATTCTTTTCCTCCAATCTTAAAATGTAAATTGCTATCATTGTATAGTGTATAATCTTTAGTAAGTCATCAATATTCTTACCATCTTTCTTACCAAACCTCATGGCATATTTCATAATGTTTCCCATAGCAAACCCTTCGCCATAACCAGCATCAAGTATCATGTCAGTAGCTTGATATTTTCCATGTGAATAGTGCTTATCATAAGTACCATCAACATAATGTTCTATCATTTTTAATATTATTTTTTCGTCAAATTTATAATTCATTGTCTTTCCATTCATCAGGTAAATTGCCTTCATAAAACCAACGGAAGTTATTAGCTTCTGCCCATTCAGCATGAGTTCTTTTAGTTCCATCTCTTCTTTTCTTAGCTTGAGGCATAGGAGCATAAGGTTTTTGAAAAAAGAAAACCAGTTCTACATTATCAGGTAAAGCATCACGAATGTGGATGTATTTACTGTACTCTGCATAATCCCAAAATCTGCCTTTAGCTTCAATTAAGATAACCTTTTCGTCATCAAACACTCTGACAAAATCAGGTTCGTATTTTTTAGGAATATTATAACTAACTGTATCGTAGTGATGCAGCCACTTGTTAAATAATCTTTGATGTATTTCGTATTCCCAATGACTATCGTAGCCTCTAGGAATACCTGCCTCTTTCTTAGGTCTTGGTTTTCTTGGTTTTCTTCTTGCCATTTTTCTTCACAGTAGAGTCATAGTTCTTAGCAAGTTTCCAATACTCTAAAATATTATTAAACATTCC